GAAAGAACGAACTTCGCCAACAACGGCAACCGAGCCGCCAGATGTCGCGATTTTTACTACTCCAGATGCGCCTGTTTTGGTCGCCATGATATATGCCTCTAATTAAAAGTTAAGTTGTTCCGCGAGTATATTCATACAAAACCCGCACCGTAATAATAACCCCGCCAATGGGGTCAATAGAACCTTCGTCTATCTCGACTCTTGTGATCTGCGTATCAAGAGCGTAGCCGCCGCGTAAGCGGTCAACATCGAGACCTTCCTCTATGGCTTCAATAATGTTATTTCTGGCCGAATCGATAACCGAACCTTTAACATAACAAACAAGCTCATAGTTGATATTCGCCATGCGCTTTGTAATTGAGCCGCCTATGCTGCTATCTTCTCTTTCCTCGTCAGCGCTCCTTACAAGGATAGCAGGAAATTGAGCGCTTGATAACTTCGTAAAATCAAAAGGCTCTCGCGTCACATATTTAATATCAACAGGAGAAGTCACCGCATTAAGCGTAGAAACTAGGTTGGCTGCGATGTTCTCTCTAGCGCTCATTTCAGATTCCTAAAGAATACGTTTGCCAGTTCCTTTTCTTCTATCCTATTAAACCCAAAAAACGGTCTAGTTTTATTGTTCATTGCGGCCTTCTTTGATTCAGCCGCTCGGGCAAAGAATATCTCTGCACGAGTACTACTTGCTTTAGATGTCATCGAGCTTAACATTTGACCCGTAAACTGAAGGTCTGGGTTTGTGCTTCTACCCATGCCAGCCCTAAATGCAGCATAAATAGGTGTGTAATCCTTAAACTTTCCAGACTTGAAGCCAACACCTTTACTTGTGCGGTCTTCAATAATATTAATACCATGCTGCGCCGTAATCGAAAGCGCCCTTTTAAAGCTCGCTGATAGCTCTTTGCCTTTCTTGCCAATACGCTTTGAAACGGCTTTGGAGTTGCTTTTGATTTTTACTTGCATTATCTATCCAGGCGCTGACTTAATGGAAGTCGCTCGTCTTCTTTAACAGCGCCGTCACCATCTTCGTCGTACTCAACACCATCGGCCAATACAGCGTCTAATTCTTCGCTGTATCTAGCTTTATAAAAATCGATCATGTTTCCAAATCTGTCATTATCAACCCAATTGGTCAATTGCGGTAAGGCATAACGCCACAGCACTAGGTAAGCTGACGTGGTTTTAAATTGTGTTCCTGTTAGCTTACTATTATCCATCTCCCCAGATATGTTCTTTCTGGGCCACCACTTAATGCGTAGCTCGCGCTGTATATCTTCCTCAGCCGTTGTATGTTCTGCTGTAAAAGAAGCAATACCTAGATCTAGAATATCGGGGATCAGTTCAACTAAATCTGCATCGCTTGAATAAGCCATCACTTTCTACCTTGTCTTCTCTGTATTAGCCGGATAAAAAACCCCCTCCGAAGAGGGGGCATACAGTCTTACAGTGCAGCGTCAGACAGAATCTCAATACCGAATGAATCGTCAAGCTCTGCAACACCATAAACGGCGGTTGCGTTAAGCTCGAATGCTCGGAGTGATTCGTCGCGCTGTGGCGCAATGTTGAAGTCGCGCTTCATGGCGATCATCAGAGCTTCAGGAGCGAATACAGCGCCTTTAGCGTCGTCAGAGCCGTCAATAGCGACATTGGCAGACTCATAAACATTGATGCCTGCGATGGTGCCTACATAACCTGTACGCATTGCTTCGTTCTGCAAGTCGCCACCATTTGGGTTAGCAAAGGTGTTGGTCAGGTTGGCTTTCAACTGGTACGCCTGGTAAGGGTGTACTACAGCGTTAATAACACCGGTGACCTTGTTGGCGCGAAGAGTAGCAGCGGCTTTGAATAAATCAGCCACAGTAATCTCTGCACCAGCAGTTCCGATAGAGCCAGAGAAGCCATCAAACAAAGCGATCAAGTCAGTATCGATCTTGGTAGCAATAGCGTTACCAAGAACAGTACCTAGCTCAACAGCAGGGTTGCCATCTCCGTAAGTAGCCATGTCAGTCAATAGAACCTGTGCGCCCACTTCGCCAACAGTTACAGAAACTGAGGAAGTAGAAACGGTGGTGCTAGACATGTCAGTGCCTTCGGTCAAGTCAGCAGCAGCAATTGCAGGATACTTAGGAACCTGAATTGTTTTTCCGGCTTGTGATTGGATATTGTAGTTTGTTACAAGACCCATCATTAGTGATTGCTCTTCGGCAGTGAAGCGCGCCTGAGCGACGATATTAACAAACAGATCGTCAAGAGTTGTTGAAGTTGTTGCAGCCATTATTAATGCCTCTAAATTAAATTAAATTGTGGTTTGTTGGTCACTTTTTCTTCATAGCAGCAAATGCTTCTTTGCCGCCAGATTCCCAGTTTGCAACCATATCTGCCACAGATTGAGGCTTCTGCGTCGAGCCACCAGCGTTACCCATCGATCCTGTGCCACCTTGGGAGGCTTTGACCATGTGTGGGTTAGCTGTCAAGAACTCTGTTACCATCTCGTTAACGGATAACAAATCACCGCTGTCATTATAGCGCGGGGTGCCGTTATCGTCTAGCACTTCAACCATACCATCTTCTGATAGCCTGGTGTGTGCTTTAAGCAACTGAGATACTTGATTCGGATTTACAGCGTTATTATTACTAGCGGCTCCAAGTATTGCTCCATCAACTAGTGTTTCTTGCAGCTTGCTTTTGTAACTATGTATTTCCAGATCTTTCTTTTCGATTGTCTGTTTCAGGATAGAATCAAACTCGCCTCTTTCTTTCTTTCGCTCCAACTCGGCAGATTCTCGCTGCGCCATTAAGTCTTTCGCTTCATCCAGATCAATGCCAGATATCTTCTTGTCGAACTTACGTTGCTCTCTAGCAACACGATCCGCAACAATGCGATCCAGTTCTTCCTGAGTAAAGGTCTTGCTTTCCTGAGTTTGTACTTCAACAGTTTCAGTCTCTGCTTCTTCTACCATGATTTCATCGCTCATGTTACGTGCCTCTTAAAGAGTTGTGGTGATTCGTTAGTTTATCATAAATGGTTATTTTTTAACCGCTTTCTTGGTTTTCTTTGGTTCGACAGGCTCCGGAGTATAATCTACCACTTCGGCGGCCTCTGGTTGCTCTACACCAATGCCGACCAAAAGCAGTGCAAAGTCACCCTGCTCATCTTCTGAGGCCATGTCAGAATAGGCGCTTATCTGATCTGCTATGTTATCAGGAAGCGGGTTCATTCTAGTTAGCTTTAAAGCTCTATCGTAAAACTTGCTCATACATAATGTCCTTTGTTAAAAAATACCTCTGAACCTATGACGGCAATTATAGCCGCCACGCACCACAAAAGGGTCGCCGCTAATCTTTCCAGCCCACTCGCCAGACCAGATTTCAGCGATCTCTTCCTTGGTGTATGTCTTTCCGACATGACGTTCGCAAAATTCACGCGTCGTTTCATCATCTGGGCCGTAGTATTTAAACTCAGTTGCACCAGCATCCAAAGCGATCTTGGTGTTGACCGTAGCGTCAAACTGCAAAAGCCCATCATGTAGTGACTGCTTTGCGTATCGCCCCAATCCAGATTCAACCGATTGCTTAATCGTTGTGACGCTTGAGGCAAATGATGCTCCCGTCAGGGTGTTTTCATATATCTCTTTGGATACAGCATCTAAAAAGTTTTCACCTAAGTCGTCAAACCCTTGAAAGGTTAAGGTCTGGAGTTGCGAAACTATGGCGGGGTCTAATTTGGTAACGTCGCCATAAGTGCCCAGCATTCCAGCTATATCATCGGCCACAACTGAATAATCCCTGACGATTTCATCGACTACAGATAAATACTCCTGCTCTATAGCCTCTCTCAGTTGCACCCTAGCTTGAACCGCCCACTCTAGATCGAACAGGTCACCATCACGCAAAGGGGCGGTAGCCATAAGGTCAGATATTCGGTTTTCCAGCTTCAGCAAAGCAGAGGCAAGAAGAGCCTGGTGCCTGTCTGCTTGAGCAATTACCGCATTAAGCTGATCAACGTCTGCCGCCATTAGAACTGGGTCTCTTGCTCCGGCTGATTAAACTGCCCTAAGACTCGAGTTCCAGATTCAATCTCAGCATGTGCTTTAGCCAGAGACTCATCATCAAGAATAAGGTCGCTGATCTTCTTGTCAATCTCCATAGCTAGGGTGGCTGACTTTACGCCGGTCGCCCTCATTTGCTGTAGGAACATTAGTTCCTTGTCGTAATCACGAAGATCAAATGCGTCTGGATAGAATATCTCTACGTCAGGGGTAATGTCTTGCCAATCACAGAATAAGCCCCACAGTTGCTCTTCTGCTAACTCTAGTAAATCAGCCTTCTCTGCTAACTTAGCATTCAGCATCTGGAACTCAGTCTGCATCGCCACGCCGCTCATTGTCATAGCTTCGGTGCCGCGCACTGCGCCCATATGACTCATGCGGTTGATTGACTCGATCTTATCGTTTATCGATGCACGAACAGCATCCAGATTCTGACCGCTTGGTTGTAACTGGTAAGGCTTCAACTGAGAATCCATATCATCCGGCATGTTGATGATCGCACCAGCGCCAGCGGATGCGTCAGTACCAAAAGACTTAACCAGTGTGGGGTGGTTAGAAATACGGATCAACTGCTCGATCTCGGATAACTCTTGATAGATCGCTCGCTGCATATATGACGCGTCGGATATATCACTCAGGCCAATGCCCCTAGTGATGCTACGGTTAGCAGGTAGGAATACAGCAGGGATGCGGCCCAGTACGTTGTTATCTACTTCTACCTGCTTGTCTAGGTCATTAACAGAATGCCACAACTCTACCCGGTCTTTGTACCAAACGCGGTAGTAGGATTCGGTGGTGGTCTCATCAACACGAATTACACTCTCTCGAACCTTTAGATAATCAAGCTCAAATCTTCCGCTGGGCGTTCTTTCCCAGCTCCAGTCGAGCACGTTTTCAGGGGTGAACATAGTCACATATGGCCTGATGTCTTGAGCCAACTCTTCTGCCTTCGTGCCAGCAGTAGACTTTGGCTTATCCATCATCACCCACACATGGCCGTAAACGCTCGCCCATATCTGACACTCACGCATAAACGCGTTAAAACTTCTGCCATCTAAATCGCAATCGTCCAAGAAAGGCTCAAGGGCTACGTTGCCTGCTGCTGAGTTGTACGCCCTGGTTGGAGGTACGCGCCAAAGGAAACTGCTGTAAATGTGGACGATGTTTTTGCAGTGATTATCTAATGGTGTTAGATCAAGCCTGCGGTCATAGTCATCGTTTGTTTCTGATATATAGCGCGTTAGGTATGCGCCGTTGAAATAGTCTTCTCCACCCATATAGCTCCGAACATAAAACTCCCAGCGGCTTTCGTATTTATCATAATCAGGGTGCGTTGTATCTGCGTTCAATCTCATCAAGTCCACCTTTGTGGTTGTGGTGTGGCGTATTCGGTAACAACAGGGAACAGGTATTCAACAAGATAACCGAGGGCATCGTTCATATGATCGTATCCGTCGTCCTTATTTGGAACACTTGTTCCTTCTTTGTATGTTTGCCTTTCGAGCGATTTAATCATCTGCTTACATTTAGGGCTGATGTACAAATGCCGCTCACCATCTCCCGACAGTAAACGACTGTTCACGGCATTAATTCTATCCCTGACTAATGCGTGCGAGTTCTTCGCCTTAACGCTAAATCCTGCGTTTTGTAAGATCGACAAATCTGTTCGACCACCAGCAGATGTCTTCCGCTGTCTTGATGCAGGGTCAGGGTAGATAATGATATTGCGATTGCCGTATCTATCTTTTATCTCCGAGACCATTTCGTCAGTGTTGGATCCGTACATGACTATCTCATCGACTGCGATCAGCTTCCCGCCTTTACGATTACAGATAACGGCAGACATGGGATCCAAATTAAAATCCATTCCTATGTGAAGTGTACCATTATCGTCTTTCATATCCAATACGGACTCTTCACGGTTAAACCCGTAGTAGATCAGCCCTTGATACGTTACGAATGCCGCTTCGTATTCTTGCTTAAAAGTTCGCTCGTCAAGATCGGCCTTTGCGTTTTCAATCTCGGTTTCGGGTACGTTGCCCCCTTCAATGGTAGTGTACTGAAAAGATTCCCAATCTGGTGCGCCGTCCTTGCCTCTAGCCCAGAGATCGTAAAAGTGATTACGGCCTTTGGGTGTACCAATAAACAGGGCGGAACCCTGCCTATCAGACAGGGACGGACGAATAACCTCGTACCAGGCCTCCGGGCGCATATCAGCGAACTCGTCTAGAACCACGAAATCCAGCGCACGCCCTCGTAGGTTGTTTGGCTTCTCTGCCCCTTTTAGGCTAATCACCGAGCCGTTGATCAATCTCAGGGTCAAAGCGGTTTCGTTGGTTTTTGATATATATTGTTCGGGAATGCTATGAATCAGCATAAGCCATGCAATTTCTTTGGCCGACCCGTAAGTGGGGGCCACATACCAGCAATTTTTGTCGTTGCCGCTAATTGCCGCCCTGAGCAACTCCCCAGTTGAAAGAAAGGTCTTTCCAAATCTCCTACCTGCAACGCAAACCCGAAAACGGCTAGGGTTAAGGAAGATCTCACTCTGAGGAAGTGTTAACTGCACGCGGGTCTACTGTAATATTGATCGCCGGGATCTCTTGAACTTCGGGTTCTGACTCCTTCCAGCCAGCCTGGGTCTTTAGGTAAAAAATATT